CGGCTGGTCGAGGACCACGCCCGACAGATCCTCTCGCTCGGTGGCCCCCGCCCGTCCGTGATCGTCTGCGACCATGACGCGGAGGACCGGGCCACCTTCGAACGGCACACCGGCATGGGCACCATCGCCGCGGAGAAGGCCGTGACCATGGGCATTGACGCCGTGGCGGAGCGGTACAAGATCGCGGCGGACGGTCGGCCGCGCCTGATGTACTTCCGCGATGCGCTGGTGGAGAAAGATCCCGCCATGGTGGAGAAGAAGCTGCCGACGTGCACGATCGAGGAGACTCCCGGCTACATCTGGGCGCCCGAACCGCCCGGCGCCGACCGCAAGCGTGAGCAGCCCGTGAAGAAGAATGACCATGGGAAGGACGCCGAGCGGTACTTTGTCTGCGAAGCTGACCTGCACGGACCGACGAATGTGCGCTGGGGATGACGATGACCGACGAACTGCCGCTCAACCCTGAGCAATGGCTCCAGGTAGTGAACGATGCCGTACAGGCATCCGGTCACGGTGACGAAGTGCTGGTCGCGGTCGAGGTGACCATGGACGCCTGGAAGGTCACCGTGAATCCGGTGACCGTGCCCGCGCCTCCGGCCGGCCCGGTGCCCGAGTGACCACCATCGCGCAGGCCTGGGCAGCAGCCCGCCCGCGAGCTCACCGCACGGCCTGGCCCGCCCTGCTGCTCCTGGTGTCCTGGCTGGCCCGCAAGCTGCCCACACTGAAGCGGGCGCGCACGGCGCTCATGCAGTGGGGTGCGTTCGCTGCCATCGACACGGGACTGTTCGGCTGGCACTGGATCGCGGGCACGATCGGCATCGGTGTGAGCCTGCTGGTCCTCGAGGCGCTGGGCGGGAGCGAGCGGTGATCATCCGGCAGGGCAGGAAGAACAAGCACAATCTCTATCTTCAACTGGACGACGATCCGGACGGCCCCGGCGTGAGCCTCGGTTACATCGGGGAGCCCGAAGCGGCGGAGCTGCTGGTCGAGGCAGCTAACGCACACGAGGCAGGCGGAGTGCCGGTGGCGGAGGAGATCGCGGACAGGCTTGGGGTATTTCGATGAGGTCCCTCCTCGGCCCGCTGCTGAACCGCGCGCAGATCTCCTACGCCGGCCACGGTGACGACCGGCACCGCCTGGGCAGCCTGTTCGGCCGCTCCGGACCGACCTCGCAGATGAACGCCATGGGTGCGTCCGCCACCCTGTTCTCCATCGTCAACCGCACCAGCACTGCCACCGCGAAACTGGACTGGCACCTGCACGCTCCTGCCCCGGCCGGCCAGGCGTGCGAGTACGGGCAGGGCACCGAGGACGAATGCGGTGAGGTCGGCGTGATGTGCGTCGACAAGCATCCCGCGCTGGTGGTGCTCGACAAGCCGAACCCGTTCTACACCAAGCAGGAGCTTTTCGAGTCCGGGCAACAGCACGTGGACCTGACCGGCGAGGGCTGGCTGGTGGTCAGCTACCTCGGCCGCATCCCCGCGGAGCTCTGGGTGGCGCGCCCGGACCGGATGATCGTGGTCACCGATCCCCGTGACTACCTGCTGGGCTATCTCTACGTCGGCCCGGACGGGCGCGAGCAGCCGTTGAAGGCACGTGACGTGCTGTCCATGCGCATGCCGAACCCGATGGACCCATACCGTGGCATGGGCCCTGTGCAGACGATCATGGCGCAGGTGTCCGGCGCCGCACTGTCCGCCGAGTGGAACGCGAACTTCTACCGCAACGGCGCGCGTCCGGGCGGCATCGTCAAGCTGCGCCGTGGCATGCCGGACAAGGAGTTCGACAAGCTGGTGGAGCGCTGGAACTACGATTTCAAGGGCGTGGCCAACGCCGGCCGGACCGCCTTCCTCGAGGAAGGCGACTGGGTTGATGTCAAGCCCATGTCCGTCGCGGACATGCAGCTTGTCGAGACCAGCAACCTGAACCGGGACACCGTCCTGCTGGCGTACGGGGCCAGCAAGTACGACGTGGGTGTGCTCGAGGATGTGAACCGGGCCAGCGCCACCGCGGCATCCAACGACTTCGCGGAGCGGATGACCGTGCCACGCGCGGACCGCTGGAAGGGCATGCTCAACAACGATTTCCTGCCGTTGTTCCCCGGTGCGCTCGAGCAGGGGTTGTGCTTCGTCTACACCAGCCCGATCAAGCGGGAGCGCGCGGAGAAGCGCGCGGATGCACTGACCTCGGCGCAGGTGTTCGAGATCCTGACCTCGGTGCCCGGTATCGATCCGCTGTGGGCGGCGGAGGTGGCCGGCCTGCCGGAGCCGGTACTGAAGGAGATCGAACCTGCTCCGGCTCCGGTGGTGGTGCCGTCGACCACGGGTGAGCCGTTGCCGATCGAGGAGGCGCAGAACAGGGCGCGTGCTCTGCTGGCCAGGTTCCAGGCGATCGAGGCGGCATGATTCGTGCACATGCGGGGTGGATCATTGGCCGGATCGGTTACATGATCCGGCCGTACGACATGCTTGCTGATCGGCGCCGTTGGTGGTTTCAGCCACGCACTCCGTGTCAGTGGTCGCAGACAGAACTGGACACGGTCAAGCAGTCCGCGCGGGTACGCGCTACCGAGTTCCAGCGGTGGTGCGATTGATGACCATCGGCGCGCCCCGGCAGAACGGCGATTACGGTCAGCCGGAGATGGCGCAACGCTGGATGGTCAAAGCGCACATAGACGACAATGTGTGCGAACCGTGCAAGGGCAACGACGGGAAGCTCTACCGCAGCAGGGCCGACGCGTACAAGGACTATCCCAACGGCCGAGGCTACAAGAAGTGTGTTGGTGCACAATACGGCAACACGTGCAGATGTAGAGTGATCAAGCGCGGACGTGCCGCAAAGAACGAGGGGGCCATGCCGCAAGATCTCGAGGCGATGATCGCGAAGGCCCGATCCCTCACCGTCGGCACATCCGCCCGCGCGCTCACTCACGCCATCCTCGAGTCCCCGCGCCGCGCCGCGGCAGTCGGCACCAACCCGCCCATGATGGCCATGCAGGACTTCCGCGCCGAAGGCAACTCGCTCTACCTGTATGACGCCATCGGCGGATGGGACGGCACTCAGGCCATCGACGTGGCGCAGGCACTCGCAAGCATGACCGGCCCCGTCGATCTGCACATCAACTCACCCGGCGGCATCATCTTCGAGGGCGCAGCCATCTACAACGCGCTCAAGCAGTACGCCGGCGGACCGGTCACCTCGTGGATCGACGGCTACGCCGCGTCCGCCGCGTCGTTCGTCATGCTGGCCGCCTCCCCCTACGATGCCGCGGCCGACACCGGTGGCGTCCGCATGGCCAAGAACTCGTTCGTCATGATCCATGACGGTATGGGCCTGGCCATGGGCACCGAGGACGACATGCGTGACGTGGCTGACCTGCTGGGCATGCTGTCCGATTCCATCGCAGGCATCTACGCCATGCGCGCCGGCGGCACCCCCGCGGACTGGCGCGACATCATGCGTTCCGGTGATACCTGGTACTCCGCCGACTCTGCGAAGGCGGACGGCCTGGTGGATCTCATCATCGGCCAGGACGCGCCCCCCGAGCCGGATGAGCCGCAGCCCGGGCCGCTCGACATCGGCTTGTTCCAGCCGGCCGCACGGGCCGAGTCGCCCGTAAACAACGTCGCCCCCTTCGATCTGGAGGGACTGCGCATCGCCTTGAAGGAGGCAATCGTCCGATGACCGCACCGACCGCGCAGCCTGTCACTCCCTCGGAGTGGGAAGAGTTCCTGAACACTGCCCTGGAGACGCCGGAGAAGTTCGCCGCGCTCGCCAAGGACGGCACGTTCAAGGCCAAGCTCGACGGCTACACCAGCGCGTACCGCAATGAGGTCAACTCCACCATGAAGGACCTGAAGGGGCAGCTCACTGATCAGGTGTCCGCCTCGGTCCTGGAGATGTTCAAGCGCAACGGCGTGCCCACCGACGGCCGGCCGGACGTGCGCCCCACCGACATCAAGGCGCAGCGCGCGGGCACCGCGTACAACAAGCTGGCCCCCGGCGCGGATCCGGAGCTGGGCAAGGTCTGGGAGAACGGCGCCCAGATGCTCCAGGACATCCTGCTCACCAAGCAGGGCAAGGCCAACGCGGAAGTCCGTGCCCGCCTGGACAAGTACGACACGCTGGTCAACGCGTACAGCCCGAACGTGCCGGCTGACGGCGGCTACCTCATCCCCGAGGAGGTCCGCGCGGACATCATGACGCGCGCGCTCGAGGGTGCGATCGTCCGGCCGCAGGCCACCGTGGTCCCACTGCCCACCGGCAAGATGCGGTGGCCCGTCAACGACATGACCACCGAGGTCGGCGAGGTCTACGGCGGCATCCAGTTCGCTTGGCTGGACGCGGGCGAGACGTTCTCCGAGACGTCCGCCACCTTCGGTTCCCTCGCGCTCGAGCAGCACAAGCTCGGCGGGCTCGCGTCGGTGCCGAACGAGCTGATCCGGTTCGCGCCGTCGCTCGAGACGTGGATGCGCACGGCCATGCCCAACGGTATCCGCGAATTCGAGGACCGCGCGCTGATCTCCGGTGACGGCGTCGGCAAGCCGCTGGGCGGGCTGCACGCCAACAACCCCGCGCTGATCGTGGTCGGTGACGAGACCGGCCAGTCCACCGCGTCCATCACCTGGAACAACGTGCTGGCCATGTTCGCGCAGCTCCTGCCCGAGTCGTACGCCACCGCGGAGTGGGACATCACCCCGGACGCCATCCCCGAGATCTTCTCGATGGCGCTGCCGGTCGGTACCGGCGGTTCCGCGGTCATGCTCGGCGAGGGACAGGGGCCGGCCAAGCTGCCCATGTCCATCCTCGGCATTCCGATCCGCTGGACCCGCAAGGCCCCGGCCGTGCTCGGCACCCAAGGCGACATCTCCCTGGCCGACTGGACGCAGTACACCATCGGTGACGCCCTGGCCGTCCAGTTCGACACCAGCGAGCACTCCTCGTTCCGGTCGGACAAGACGGACTTCCGGATCCTGCTGCACGTGGACGGCCAGCCGTCGCTGCTGGCTCCGCTCACCCCGCAGAACAACGGGCCGCAGCTTTCCGCGTTCCTCCAGCTGGAGACCCGCAGCACCGACTGATGATCTCCCGGGAGCAGAGGGCCCCACCCCCTCTGCTCCCGGGAACCCACCTCTGGACCGCACGTGACCGATCCCGGTAGGCGCCGGCCCTAACCCCTGGAAGGGGAGAGAACAACAACCATGGATGCTCTCGGACGTCTCTTCGATGTCGGCGTCGGCTGGTCGCCGGTCGACCTGGACACCGCGAACGGCGCGACCGGCAAGCGCGTCAACATGACCATGCACGAGCAGGTGACCTTCCTGGTCTTCCTGGCCGCGGGCGCCACCACCGATGCGACGCTCACGCTGAAGCAGCACACGGCGTACACGTCCGGCACGTCCAACAACCTCGCGTCGGCCACGGTCACCACGTCGACCGGCATCACGTATTGGTACATCAAGAGTGAGGCCGTCCTCGACAACGACGAGGCGTGGACGAAGGTCACCCAGTCCGAGGCCGCGACCATCAGCCTCACCGGCGCCACGTACGGCGACAAGGAAACGATCATCGCCGTCGAGGTGCACGCGGCCCAGCTCGGTGACGGCTACACCCACGTCAGCCTGGATCACGCGGCCACGCTCGGCGCGGCCAAGCTCGGCGCGTGCCTCATCCTCCCGTCGGGTCTGCGGTACCGGCGCAAGCCGGCCAGCCTCTACAACATGCTGCGTGGCAACGCCACGGCGAACGCGTAGGGGGACCGATGACTGTCATTCAGGATCCCGAAGCGTTCCGCAAGAGCGTGCTCGGCAACGGCCCGGTCACCAAGGCGTCCGGCACCCTGGCCTCCTCCGCCATCCCCGTCTTCACGGTGGCCGGCGGAGAGGTCATGATCACGTCGGTGTGGCTCAAGGTGACCACGGCCATCTCCACCGACGCGGGCACGGTGGCGCTCCAGCAGAACCCCACCACCGGCGACACCCAGACTCTGGTCACCGCGACCGACCTGGGCACCACGGACACCGCCGTCGGTTCCGTGGTGGGGCTGGACACCAACGGGACGACGCTTACCGCGCCGAAGTTCCTGCGCGGTGGTCGTAGTGACATCAACTGGGTGATCACCACCGGCCAGGTGGAGATCCTGCCCGCGTCCGCGAACGGTGCCGTCACCATCGGCGTGACCTGGGTTCCGCTGACTACCGGCGCCACACTCGTCGCTGCGTGACAGTCCGGCCGGCAGGGTATTCGAGGGGGAGGCCCTGCCGGCCGGACCATGAAGGAGTAGACCATGAAGATGACAGCGCAGGATTACGAGACGCGCGCGAAGCGGATCGACGACGGTACCGCCACCGACGATGACCGGCGCCTGGTGGAGCTCTACGAGCGCGAGGGTTTCGCTCGTGACGGTGAGGGCGTGGTCGGCAAGCTGACCATCACCGGCGAGGCCGAGGTCATCAAGGCTGCCGATGCGCCCAAGAAGGCCACACGGCGGAGTGCCCGGTGACCGCAGGCCTGCACGCCGTCAACCTGGCCAACAAGTACCTCGACATGCTGGCCGGTACCGCCTTCAGCGCACCCACCAACACGTATGCGAAGTTGTACACTGGCGATCCCGGTTCGGCAGGCACCAGCAACGCCAGTGCGGAAACCACCCGCAAGGTGTTCACGTGGTCGGCCGCATCCGCGGGCAGTAAGGCGATCACCACCACGCTGCCGTCATGGACGTCGTGGGCCGCGGGCAGCGAGACGATCAGCCACGTGGGCGTATGGGACGCGTCCACGTCCGGCAACTTCCTGTACTCGTACGCGCTGACCGCGAGCAAGGCCGTCAGCAACGGCGACACGTTCAACCTCACCAGCCACACCATCAGCTTCACGCCGATCGCGGCGTAGGGATCCTGCCGTGAGCCGGCAATTCGACACCAGCGGCGGCACCGACAGCATCACCTTCTCGCCCGGCAACGCCCCGCCGGACCAGGGCCCGATCACCGTCGCCGTGCTGGCCAAGTCAGCCAGCGTGGCCGGCTACACCGGCTGGCTGATCGACGCGCGCAAGACCGGCACTGCCATCTGGGGTTTCCTCACGTCGAACAACGGCGGGGCCAAACTCTTCGCGGAGAACGATTTCGGCAACGGCGTGTCCGGCCTGTCCACATCGTGGCGCTGGTACGTGATGACCAAGGCATCCGGCAGCGTCGCACCCCGCATCCACGTGTGGGACCTGTCGGGTGCCTGGTCGCACACCGACAACTCGGCAACGGTGGCGGACGGCACCGGGCCGATCGACACGATCTATCTGGGCAGCCAGAACGGCAGTGCGAACGGCTGGCGCGGATCGATCGCGATGGTGGCCACCTACACCTCCGCGATGAACGACGCCGCCGTCGAGGCCGCGTTCACCCTGGCCGCGGCCGACGCGTTCGGCGCCACTCCCGGCTGGATGGTCCGGCTGAATCAGGCGTCCACGGCCACCAGCGTCACGGACGACACGGGCGGCGGCGGGGATCAGTCCGCCATCACCGGCACCACCGTGGACGCGGACGACCCGCCCGGTTTCAGCTACGCGCTGACCAACGACGTGGACGCCACCGGTGACCGCGCGGTCACCGCCACCCTGGCCGGCGCAGCGTCTGTGGATCATTACGCGTCCGGGGATCGCGCGGTCACGGCCACCGTGGCCGGCGCGGCCACGGTCAACCCCGGTGGGCAGGGGACGCTGTCCGTGTCCGCAGCCATGACCGGCGCGGCCGTGGTCATCCACAACGCGACCGGCAACATGGACGTGACCGCGGTCATCACGGGGGCGACCGAACCGGACGCGGCCACGCCGCCGGTGACCGGCAACGGCTGGAACAGTCTGCTGTCCATCTACCAGCAGAACGTCGAGGACCTTCGGCTGTTCCTGACCACGCCGATCACGGTGTGCCCGAACCATGACTATCCGCTCGATCCGGGGCGCACACCGGGCACGGTGCATTGCACGTTCGGCGGGGAGATCTTCGACCTGTACGGCAATCCGGCTTTGATCAGTTAAGATCCGGTCAACTTCACAAGTACGACCTCGCAGAAAGCAGCCGAGGATGACGGGCATTGCCTACTGCACCCGTGAGCAGGTGCAGGCAGCACTGGCGCAAGCGGACACGTACCGCACCAATGCGCGCATCGATGCCGCCATCCGGACCGGCGCCCAGCAGGTAGAAGCGGCGACGCACCGCCGCTTCTACCCCACCACCTGTACCCGCTACCCGGAACAGCGCTGCGTCACCGGGCCTGTGCTCTGGCTGGATGCGGACTACCTGGAAATGATTTCCGTTTCCAGTTTCACCGTGGACGGCGTGGAGCTGGTCGAGGACACCGATTTCTTCCTGCGCCCGGACGACGGACCGCCGTACACGTCGCTGAAGCTGATCAACACATCCTCCGCGGGATTCTCCTCGGACGATCGCGGCATGGTGCTGGCCGGCGAGCAGGGCGCATCGAACACCACCCGCGCGGCGGGGTCGCTGGCAGGATCGATCACCAGCAGCGCCACCATCCTCACCGTCTCCGACTCGTCGCTGGTCGGCGTGGGGGACCTGCTGACCATCGGCACCGAGCGCATCAACGTGGTCGGCAAGACGTTCACCACCTCGGTCACCACGCTGGGCGCGAACGCGGACGCCTCAGCGGCCACCCGGTCGATCACCGTCGCGGACGGCACGCTGTTGCACGAGGGTGAGTTCATCCAGACCGGCGCGGAGCGGATGTTCATCGAGCGGATCGCAGGCAACGTGCTGACCGTGCGCCGTGCCGAGCTGGGCAGCCAGCTCTCCGCGCACTCCACCAGTGATGTCGTGTACGCGCCGCGCCTGCTGCTGGTGGAGCGCGGTGCCACCGGATCGACTGCGGCCAGTCACAGCGACGCCGCGACCATCCTGGCCAATGACCCCCCGGCGCTGGTCAAGGAAGCGGCTCTCGCCTACGCGCTGGTGGACCTGGAGCAGTCCAAGAGCGCGTACGGCCGCGTGGTCGGCGCCGGGGACAACCAGATGGAGGCGGCCGGCCGCGGCCTGGACGCCATCGTCAAGGATCTCATCGCCGCGCACGGCCGGGTACGGGTCGGTGCGGCGTGACCGGCGACAGCGTGGTCAAAACCCTGCTGATCCTGTTCGTGATCGCCATCAGCCCGGCCATCATCGGACTGGCGTTCTTCGTCGGCTGGTTGTGGCTCGGGGTGATCTGGGGTGGCTGACGTCCGCGGTACGTTCTTCTCGCCCGGTGAGCCGTTCGTGGCGAAGGTGTACCTGCACAAGGCGCAAGATCGCATCGCAGCCGAGGCGGAACGGCGCGTGCACATCCTGCAACGCCAGTACTTCAGGCGCCCCACCGGCTACTACGAGCGGCACATCGTGAACCGGGACATGGGCAGTCAGCACGTGATCCACGATTCCGGCGTGGTGTACGGCCCATGGCTCGAGGGTGTGGGGTCCCGGAACTTCCCGCACACCCGCTTCAAGGGCTACTCGATCATGCGGAAGACGACGCGGGCGATCCAGGACCGGGCAGTGAACATTGCGGCGCCGATCATCCGTGAGATGTGCGAGGCGATGAACGCGTGAGCATCGACATGCAGGCCATCGTGGATGCGCTGGTGTCGCACGCCCAGTTGACGGGCAGGTTTGACAAGGTCAATGCCAGTGAGCCGAAGAGTCCGCCCGCCAATGGGCTGACCTGCTCTGTCTGGGCGCAAGCGCTGTTACCGCACGCGCAGTCGTCCGGCCTGGCCGCGACCAGCGCGTACCTGGTCATGCAGGTACGGATCTACGACAACATGCTGCGCTCGACGCCGGACGAGGCAGACCAGATCGACCCGAACATGCTGGCGGCCACCGACGATCTCATGCGCTCCTATACCGGGGAGTTCACCCTGGCCGGCCTGGTGGAGGCCATCGATCTGCTGGGCATCGGCGGGGAGAGCCTGCGCGCGGAGGCGGGCTACGTGCAGATCGGCGGGCAGGGCTCCGGCCTGTACCGGATCATGACGATTACCGTACCGATGATCATTGCCGACGCGTGGACACAGGTGGCATAGCATGGCAAAACAGACAGGCCTCGGTGATCACTTCTCCGTCGGCGGCTACGACCTGTCCGGCGACATCGGCAGCATCCAGCAGATCAATGGCGGGCCGGCGCCGCTCGACGTCACCGACATCACGAAGTCTGCCTATGAACGCCTGGGTGGACTGCGCAACGGCGGAATGCAATTTGCATCTTGGTTCAACAAGGCGGCCGGCCGCTCCCACCCCGTCCTGTCCGCACTGCCCCGCACGGACGTGATCGCCCTCTACGGACGCGGCGCGGCCATCGGGTCCCCAGGTGCGGCCTGCCTGTCGTTGCAGGTGGATTACAACGGAACCCGCGGACAAGACGGAGCGCTGTCGTTCGCCACCACCGTCCAGTCCGACGGCTACGGCCTCGAGTGGGGCGACCAGCTCACCGCGTGGATGCGCACGGACACCACGGCCACCAACGGCAGCAGTCTCGACGGTGCGGCCTCATCCTCCAACGGCGCCCAGTTCTACCTGGCCTGCAACACGGTGGCCGGCACCAGCGTGACGGTGACGATCGAGGACAGCGCGGACAACGCCTCGTTTGCGGCGCTGACCGGCGGAGCGTTCTCCGCCGTCCTGGCCGGCACGGTCAGCGCCCAGCGCATCGCGGTCACCGGAACCGTGCGCCGCTACCTGCGCGCCGTCTCGTCCGGCACGTTCTCCGCGGCCACGTTCGCCGTGCTGGCCGTGCGAAATGCAACGACGGTGGTGTTCTAGATGCAGCCGTTCCGGATCGAGCCGGCCATGCCGCCGCAGATGTACAAGTCACACGTGATCAAGCAACCGCTGACCACGCACTGGCGCCGCGCCACCTGCGCCGAGGTGGACTGTCCTCGGTATCTGAACGGCTGGAAGTCACGGCTGGATCTGAGCAGTCAGGACGGGCGGAACGCGGCGACGTGGATCCGCGCCATGAGTGGCCTGCGCTACACCGAACAGGTGACCGGCCCGAACGAGCTCACCTTCCTGTTCCCGGCTGGTCAGATGTGCGCGCGGGCGGATCGGCATCGCCTTCCGTTGGGCCGGCCTCCCGTGATGCTCATGCGGGGCGGGGACCACCGGGGCAATCCGACCGGGCAGCGCGTGCTGTTCCACCGCGCCGAGGACTGGCGCGATGACCTGGGTGAGCATCTCGACAATCTCCGCGATCAGAAGCAGAGGGGGTGAGCATGACAAAGAGAAACACGCCTTTGGGCACGAGCGAGACGGATGCGCTGGTCATGCGCTATCTCGCGCGTAGGGGCATTGACCATCGGGACGTGATGGCGTACGAGATCCGGCGTGCTGCACAGCAGAGCGTCATCACGCTGGAGATGTGGTTCTCCGACGAGCCGGCGGGCGCCGAGGTGACCGGCCTGGACAAGGTGAAGCCGGAATTCCTGCCGGGACTACCGCGCGCGTCCGTGGACAGTCCGTACATCGTTGGCGAGCGCGGTCCGGAGGCGTACATCCCGCCTCACCACCAGGTCTAGAGAAATGGACATATCATGGCAAAAGAAACAGGCCTCGGGTGGACCACGCTGAGCGTGGACAACTCCTCCGGATCGGCCAACGCCATCAAGAACGACATCACCAACTTCACGTTCGCCACGCCGCGTGGTGTCCAGGACGTGACCGGCCTGGACAAGAGTGCCTACGAGCGGCTCCTGTTGCTGGCCGACGGCACGGTGAACCTCAACGGCGTGTTCAACGACGCGGCCAACATGAGCCACGACACCTTCAAAACGGTGCCGTCCACCAGCGTCAACCGCACGGTCACCAACACCATCAGCGGCCAAACGCTGGCCATGGAGATGCTGTTCACCGACTACAACCTGACCCGCGCGGCGTCCGGTGAACTGACCTACACGGCGCCCGGTGTGCTCGCCGACGGCACGACACCTACCTGGGCGTAGGTCATTGACCCTCGTGGAGTAACCTACTTCCATGAAGGTCTGCCGTGTATGTGGAGTCAGGAAGCCGTTCGATAACTTCTATCCGGCGAGGGGGTGTATAGGTGGCGTCGCGGCAACATGCAAGTCATGTCGCAACATCAAGAACAATGCATGGACGGCAGCAAACCGAGATGTCGTTAACGCTGCTGCGCGCGCTCGTCGGATCGAGGCATTGCGCCGATACAGTCCTACCGCAGAGCCATCATGCGCATGCTGCGGTGAAGACATGCTGCCGTTTCTTACGTTTGAACACATCAACGGCGGAGGCGGAGCGCATCGAAGAGAGACGGGCGGCGGAGGGTTCATCTCCTGGCTGCGAAAGAACAACTACCCACCAGGCTTTGAGGTGCTCTGCATGAACTGCAATCACGGACGGCGCGTCAACGCGGGGACTTGCCCGCACGAGACTATGGCCGTGATCCGGTGAAGCTCAACAGTCGCGTGCTCATCCTGAAGTTCGATGACGAGGACTATGCCGGCCTCGAGGTCAAGGCCAAGTCGGTGTCACTCGGTGTACTGCTGGACCTCGAGGACGAGACCAGCGCCATGCGCAAGGGGTCCGGCATCGCCCAGACCCGCGACCTGCTCAGCCTGTTCGCCGACAAGCTGATCTCCTGGAACCTCGAGGACGACGAAGACAAGCCGATCCCCACCAGCCTGGAAGGTGTTCTCTCTCTGGAGATCGACCACGCGTATCCGATCATCCTGGCCTGGGTGGACGCCATGCTGTCGGTGGGGCGGAACGCGGGAAAAGGCTCGACCTCTGGGCTGCCGTCGGTCCCGGCGCCCGACTTCCCGATGGAAGCACTCTGACCAAACCGGAAGAGCTGGCCCGCGCGGAGCTGATCATCGGACTTGCCGACCGGTGGCACAAGCTTCCGGAGGAGATAGAGGCCATGGACGCGACCGCCATCGGCTACCTGGAGATCCTGCGACGCGGAAGGAGGGAAGACGGCGATGCCGAATGAGATCGTCATTCATGTCAAGGCAGTCAACGACACCAAGGTCGTCTTCGACAAGATCCGCGCCGAGGCCAAGGACCTGGGCGAAACCATCGCCATCAACATCAACGAGAAGGTCACCGAACGTCTCCAGCGTGACGCGCAGGCTGCCACCAGCAGCGGCGGCGGCTACGCGCACACCGGGGACATGATCGGCGACACCATTGGCAAGCACATCTCCGACCGGATCAGCGAGAAGATCAGAGTCAGCGTCAACGACCGGGTGAGTGTCGACGATCACGGGCGCGAACACGTCAGCAACCGGGAGACCATCCACGTCGAGGTGGACGTCGACAAACAGTCACTGCTACAGAAGCTGGCGTCATTCGGCGCCGGCGTGCAGGACAAGATATCCGGTTGGTTCGAAGGTGGCCTGTCCACCGGCATCTCCTCGGTGTTCTCCGGCGACATCATCAGCACCGTGCTCAAGGGCGCACTGATCACCTTCGCCGTCGGTGTACTCGCGCCCACCCTGGCCGCGGCCCTCGGTGCCGCCGTACTGACCGCCTTGTCCGGCGGAGCCATCGGCATCGGCATCGTCGCCGCGCTCAGTGATCCCCGGATCAAGGGCGCCCTGAACAGCCTGAAAGAGCAGGCCAAGAGTGTCTTCACCTCGTTCGGGGAGAACTTCAAGGGACCGCTCGAGGAATTCATCGCACCCAGCAACGGCGGTGACGGCGGCATCGTCGGACTGTTCCGGCAACTCACCCCGCTGATCGAACATCTCGGCCAGGTGCTCGGCCCGATCGCCGGCCAACTGGGCAACGGCATCATCGGACTGTTGCAGAACGTACTGCCCGCGATCATCCGCGCCGCGGAGGCCGGCGCGCCGCTCATCCAGACCCTGGCCGATCGGCTGCCCGGTATCGGTGACGCCCTCGGGGACTTCTTTAACGAGATCAGCGCGCACGCCGACGACGCCGACACGTTCTTCAACGACCTGCTGCGCGTCGTCGAGTTCCTGATCCGCGCCATCGGCTGGCTGGTCGGCGGCTTCATGGACATGTACTCGACAGTGCGAGGCCTGTTCGTCGCGCTGACGCAGACCATTCTCAGCTTCGTTGGCGTCTCCATCCACGCCATGGCCAAGGCGTTCGGCTGGATCCCCGGGCTCGGCCCGAAGCTGAACCACGCGGCGAGCCAATTCGACAGTTGGGCCGGCGGGGTTGTCAGAAGTCTCAACAAGGTGCCGGATCACAAGTATGTGAACGTGCATCTACGCGTGATCTTTGACAACGTGTGGGCGAAGATCCACGAAGTGACCCGCGCGTTGCAGGCCATCGGCGCTGTCGGTCACGCGTTCGGCGGAGTAGTCGGCACCGCGGCCAGCGGCGGTGCGCGAGGTGGTCTCACCCTGGTGGGTGAGCGCGGCCCGGAGCTGATCAACGCGGCACCTGGCTCACAGGTTTACTCGAATGCGGACTCGGCGCGCATGATCAGCCAGGCGGGAAGCGGGAACGGGGGCAGCATGGTGATCAACCTGGTGGTGGACGGCATGGTCATCGCAAAAGCTATCGCGGACCCCATGCGCAAGATGGTGCTCAATCAGTACGGCGGGAACGTCCAGACCGCCTACGGGCGGTAGGCCATGCCGTTCCCGCAAAGCGTCCTGCCGATCAAGCAAGAGATGTTGATCGGCGGCACCTGGACCGACATCACCGCCTACACCCGTGACGCGGCCGACGTCAACATCACCCGCGGCTTCTCCGGCCAGCAGAGCGCACTGGCCCCCGGAAGCGCCACGTTCACAGCGAACAACCGCGACTACTTCTTCTCCAACCGGTCGCCGTCGTCCGTCAACTACAAGGTCATCGGACGCAACACGCAGTACCGGGTGTCGCTCACCGAGGCCACGCCCTGGCTGTGGATGAACGACTACTCCGACAGTGACGGCAACTACGACGGAGCCCGCGCGGGCACGGCGGACAAGGCCGTCCTCGACATCACCGGCGACATCGACATCCGCGTCGACTGCCGTCCCGACAATCTGCGCGGCGGGCACGGCATGGTGCTGGCCAGCAAGTACAACACGGGCAGCGCGGACCGCTCCTGGCTGTTCTGGCTGGACCGCATGGGCTATCTGCGCTTCCGGTGGTCCACCGACGGAACCTCGGCCGGCGCGCATGACGTGATCTCCACCGCCACCGTGAGCGCGTTGCGCCGGCAGGCGTTCCGGGTGACCCTGGACGTCAACAACGGCGGCGGCGGCTGGACGTTGACCTTCTACACCGCCGACACCATCAGCGGTAGCTGGACGCAACTGGGCTCGACGGCGGGCAGCACGCCCACCACATCCATCTACTCCGGCGGCGCGGCCCTGTTCGTGGGCGCCATCCAGCTCAGCACCGCCACCAGCGGCACGTACGGCCGAAATCAGTTCTCCATCGGCGGTGAGGAGATCACCAATCCGTTCGTGGGCCGCATCTACCGGGCCCAGGTGTACTCCGGCATCGGCGGCACCCTGGTGGCCGACATGAACGCCACCGCGCAGACGGCCGGCACTACCTCGTGGTCGGACGGGTTGGCCACCGCGAACACCTGGGTGTTGCGCGGCAGCGCGGAGATCACCAAACAGAACTACCGATTCTGGGGCGAACTGGGTGACCTGCCGCAGGAGTGGGACGTTTCCGGCACCGACATCTTCGGCCAGATGACCCCGTACGACATCCTGAGCCGATTGCAGCAGGGCGCGAAATCGCTGCAATCGGCGGTCTACCG